TGGAAGGCTCGCCTTGAAGGGTTGACCTACGCCGAGATGGTTGTGGAGTTGAAGGGCGGCAAGAAGGGCGAGGAGACACCGCTTGAGGGTGAGGGTGGCGACCGCGTTGCTCCCGAGAAGCCCGAGCGGAAGGCGTTTAGCCTGTTCCCCGAGCAGTCGCAGAATGTTGCGGCTGCGCTTGAGAAGGCGAAGGCTCTTGCGAACACGGAGAAGGACGGCCACGCGCTTGACCTTATCTGCAGCGACTTCCTTGCTACGAATGCCTCTGACGACGACTTCTTTGGCGTGCTTCGGCGGCTCGAAAAGACGAGTGGGCTGCGCCTTGTGGCCTACGACAAGGCTGCAGATGCGGTTGTGTTCGGGGCAGACTTGCTCGATGAGTTGTCGGGAGACGCGGAGTAATCCGTTCCTGCCGCTTGACGCTCCCGCTTGACCTAACCACAGTCTCGCGGGGGCGTTTCGTTTTTGGAGGTTCGATGCGGCGTTGCGAATGGTGCGGGAATGTTGGCACAGTGGTCTTTGTGCATGGACACACGCAATGCGTTCGCTGTAAGACTAACATAGCACCATGCTGCAGTGGCGAGAGTGCAATCGATTGCGCGGAGGAAGGCAATGTCGTCGTTGGCAGGAGAGTATGTGGAGTTGGGGATCGACCTGTTGGACGCAGCGGAGTGGAACCCGAATAAGATGAAGGACAAGGAGTTCAACCGCCTTGTTCAGAACATCGAGGAGGGGGGCATGATTGACCCTGTGCAAGTGGTGCCGATTGGCGAGGGCCGCTACCGCATCATTGGAGGCCACCACCGACACATGGCGTGCAAGGTGTTGGAATACAAGACGATCCCTTGCGTGATTCTCTCCGACCCCAAGTGGCAGGACGAGGAGCGTCAGAAGTTGGAGACGGTTCGGCTCAACGCGATCAAGGGCAGCATGAACGGCGAGAAGATGCTCGCGCTGTACCAAGAGGTCGCGTCGAAGCATGGGGCGAACGCTGTGGCCGACCTTATGGGCTTTGCCGACAAGGACGCGCTTCGGAAGATGATTGGTCAAGCACGAAAGGCTATCCGAGACGCAGGCTTGCCCAAGGAGGCGGAGGAGGAGTTGGAGGCGAAGGCGAAGGATGCCAAGAGCCTCGATAACCTGTCCGAGATTATCTACGAGATCCATCAGAAGTATGGTGCAACGCTCAATCAGCACTTCATCTACTTCGATTGGGGCGGGAAGAAGAACCTGTATGTCGAGGTCAATAGCAAGTCGTTCAAGGCTATCGAGAAGATGATGGCACAGGTTCGGAAGCGAGGTTTGGACGCAGGCGACTTCTTTGAGGCGTTGGCGAACAATTGGGAAGCGGCTGTTGATGTGAGTGACGAAGATGGCGAACAAGAAGTTTAGGCCCACCGAGGAAAGCACCAAGCCCGACTTTCGCAAAGACAGGCCCAAGGTCAGTCAGCGTCACCGCCGTATCACGACCTTGCCTGCTGCAATCCGTTCCGAGATGGACAGTCGGATCAAGCACGGTTACTCGCTGCCCGACTTGGCAAAGTGGCTGCATGAGGAGAAGGGCGAGTGCGCCGACCTTACGCACGATAGCCTTGTGACGACGCTCTACCGCTACCGAGAGGACTTGAAGCCTATGGAGGTGGCGGAGCGGCTACTGCCCAACATTGTGAAAGAGGCCAAGGTCGAGATCGAGCGGCAGGTAGACGAGTTGGAGGAGTTGCAGAAACTTTACAAACTTCAGCGTGAGCGCATCGAGATTGGCGTGCAGTTTGAGAAGTCGAGCCGAGTGTTGAACAAGAACATGACGCAGGAGATTGCGCAGGCGGCATCGATTCTGATGCGTCGGCATGAGATCAAGATGGACTTGGGCGTAGAGGGTGGTCGCAATCTTGGCACGCTTTCGGTCAACCCGCTTCTTGGTGCAAGCGTATCGAGCAAGTATGATGTAGACATTGTTCAAGCAGCATCGGATCCCATTAGCCGTGGCAAGGCGTTGGCAGTAGCGCGTGCATTGGCGGCGTTGGACGGAGATGTGCTAGACTTCGACTTCGACATTATGCCCACAGACAACGCAGGCAGAGAATGATCAAGGAGACTGACGGCAGGCATCGTTCAGAGCGAACGAGAGCCGAGGACAAGGCTATCTTGATGCAGCAGTTGGCGGAGTTGACCCCTGCTCAACGCAAGTTGGTGCAAGCCATGTTGGTTGGGGCAACGAACGGCGACGGCGACCTGTTCAACTTCATGAATGATGGTCGGTGGTTGCGGAAGCCTGTCTCGGTGGAGCAGTTTCTTGACGACCCGTATTACATGGGCGGAACTTCGCAGACGCTTTACCCGCGTATCAAACAAGACTTGATCGAGATGTTCGAGACACCGGGCATTCGTGAGGTGGTGCTGACAGGCAGCATTGGTTACGGCAAGACGACCTTCATCTCGTTTGCGACTTGTCGGCTGCTCTACGAGTTGTCGTGCCTTCGCGCTCCGCAGTTGGCCTACGGTCTGTCTCCGGGGTCGGAGATCGTGATTGCGCTCATGAGCAAGTCGCTGCACCTATCGCGGCAGGTCATGAAAACGGCGGTGGACGACAAGGTAAAGTTGTCTCCCTACTTTATGGAACACTTCAAGCCCGACTTCCGCAGCGACCACACCTTCTTTCCCAACAACATCAACTTGAGCATCGGTTCGTGCTTCTCCGAGCGTATCTTGGGCATGAATGTCCTTGGCGGCGCAATGGACGAAGCGAACTTCATGGTGTCCAAGGGGCAGGTCATTGGCAAGCAGAGCGGCAAGAAGGCCACGGTCGCGCAGTTTGACTTGGCCGAGAAGATGTATGCCTCTATCGTGCGCCGTATCAAATCGCGTTTCTTGAAGGCACCGCAGGACTTGCCGGGGCTTATGATCTTGGCATCATCGGCTGCAACGATTGACAGTTTCACGAACCGCAAGATTCGGGATGCAACGAACGATTCGTCTGTGTTCGTGCGTGACTACGCGGCGTGGGATGTAAAGCCGAAGCAGAACTTCAACGGCGACAAGTTTTTTGTGTTGATTGGGAACAGCGCGGTTCGGAGCCGTGTGATCCGAGAGAGGTCTGAAGCCGACGCGATTGACCGAGGGTGGTTGGAGGAGCAAGAGTGCCGCATCATCGAGGTGCCAATCGAGTACTACGACGACTTCGACCGCGACATGGAGAACGCGATCCGCGACATTGCAGGCGTTAGCACGCACGCGATCTCGGCGTTTATCAACCGCATTGGTCGGATTGAAGATTGCGTCAACAAGTTGCAGCACCCGTTTGAGACATTGGAGTATGACTTTGGCAATGGTGCAGGGTTCTTGTGGCATCAGATGTGCAAGCAAGGCGAGCGCAGATTGCCGGGCGGCTACAAAGAGGTGTCTTGGAGTGCGCTGAAGAACCCCAAGACCGCTCGCCACATTCACATCGACCCTTCGCTATCGGGAGACAGCACAGGCTTGGCAATGGGCCACATTGAGCGGTGGGTAGAGGTGGTTCGTCGCGGCCCCGACGGTGAAGAATACACCGACATTGCACCATACATAGTTATCGACTTCATGCTTCGCGTGAACCCTCCCCAAGGCGAGCAGATCTTCTTGCCCGACATTCGGCGCATGGTCTACGAGTTGCAAGATCACGGCTTTCACTTGCAAGGCTTCTCTTGCGACAGTTACCAAAGCGCGGAGATGATACAGCAGATGAAGGCGCGAGGCGTTCAGTCCGAGGTGGTGTCGGTGGACAGAACGATGGATGCGTATGAGGCGTTGAAGTCTGCCTTGTATGAGAAGCGCATTGAGTTCTACCGCTACGAGCCGTTCTTGGCAGAGTTGCGAGCATTGGAGTATGACAAGGTTCGCGGCAAGGTAGACCACCCTGTAGCAGGCACCAAAGATGTTGCCGACGCGGTGGCAGGGATGGTGTTTGCTCTTGTCAAAAGTGCTAGAATGAGCAATGTTATCATGCCCGACCTAAACCTTGAGACGCAAGATAACGACGATTGGGTTAGTCAAGGCAAGGTGATGATCCCATCGGGAGCCGCGCAATCGATTGCGCAGGAAATGACGAGGATGCCGCTTCCGTTTATCATGGGCTAGTCAATGGGTATTGTCTCCAACATTGCAGGTCGAGTTAGCAAGTGGTTCGACGCTGACAAAGAGAGCGTGACCATCCCCTTGAAGAAGGGGAACGACGAATCGCAGTTCATGAGTTCGGACGGCGGTGGTGGTGCAGCAGGCTACGGCGGCTACGACCAACTATCTGAAAGCCTGCACATGGAGGACAGCCTTCTCTACCGCTACGCGGATTATGAGGAGATGGACGACTACCCCGAGATCGGCTCGGCCCTCGATGTTTACGCAGACGACGCGACGGTTCAAGACGCGCAGCACAACAACTGCATTTGGCCTGTCGCAGAGGACAGCCTTATCCGAGGCATCCTAGACGACCTGCTGAATCGCCGCCTTCGCGTGGAGGAGGACATTTACGCGCTCACGCGAGGCTTGGCGAAGTATGGCAACGCCTATGCGGAGATCTTGGCGAACGATACAGGCGTGGTGGGGTTGAACTACCTTCCTGCACCTACGATGCGCCGCATTGAGGACGAGAAGGGCGGTCTGATTGGCTTTGTCCAAGCGACCGACACGCGGTTCTTGATGGACAACAAGACAATCATTGAGGACATAAAGAACAAGCGTCTGCCGCAAGGCGTGATCTTCTTTGAGCCTTATGAGGTGGTGCATTGGCGGCTGCAAGGCAAGCGCGTTCACACGACCTACGGCTCTAGCCTCCTAGACAGTGCGCGGTGGATCTTCCGTCGCCTTGTGATGGCCGAGGACAGTGCGCTTATCTACAAGTTGACCCGCGCACCTGCTCGGTTTGCCTTCTATGTCGATACAGGCAACCTGCCCCCTGCACAGCGCACGGCGTATGTGAACCAAGTCAAGCAAGCGTACAAGAAGCGGAAACTCTACAACCCCTCCACAGGCAAGTTGGACTTCCGCATGAATCCCCTCGCTATGGACGAGGACTTTTGGATCCCCACTGCGAACGGGCAGGACAGCACACGCATCGATGTAGTGAGCGGCCCCGACTATCAGACGACCGACGATCTTGAATACTTCAGAGGCAAGTTGTTCTCTGCGTTGAAGGTGCCGCGCAGGTATCTTGGTTTCGACGGCGGAGAGAGCCGAGCCTCGTTGTCGCAAGAAGATGTGCGGTTTGCTCGCACCGTTCAGCGGTTGCAGCGCGAGGTTCGGAACGGCTACAAGAAGGTGTGCCGCATTCACTTGGCGGCGTTGAACATTGACCCCGATCAGATCAACTACGATCTCAAAATGACGACTTCCTCTACGATCTTTGAGTTGTCGCAGTTGGAGTTGTTGAACGCGAGGGCAGGTGCAGCGCAGGCGTTGATCGAGTACCTGCCCAAGGATTGGATCTTGGAGCGGGTGTTTGAGTTCTCCAAGGACGATGCAATCTTCATTCAGAAGGCGAAGCGCAACGAGATGCGCGACGACGCTATGTATCAAGCGGATACCGAGACGAAGGTTATGATTT